TGCGAACTGAATACCGCCAAGTGTGCTGGTGTCCAAGATGCCATAGGCAGCGTCGTCGAGCTGAAACGGCTGGCTGAAGATTGCGTTGGTTTGAAAGCCGACTAAGACCTGAAGGACGGGCTGGCTCATACGCTGACGAACACCTGACCTGAAACACGCTCTGCGTTCTTGATTGCTTCGATGATGTCACGACCGACCTGAGCAGGGTTAGAGACAAGCCCGGCGTTGACGGTGATGCTGTACTGATTAACAGCGTTGGCGTTAGAGGTGGCAGTTCCGAGGGCTCCACCCATAAAGAGGTTTGCGCTGGCCATGCCAAGCTCCGAAGAGATGCCTGACAATTGATTCATGCTTGCTTGGAAATCCCAATATGACCCGGTGGAAATCATCTCATCTGTGACCTGTGCGCCCGCCACAGGGCCGAGGCTAAGAAGTTGTGCCAACGCTGGTTGAGTCATTGCTCCAGTGGCAAAGAGAGTCTTGATGTTTTCACCAAACTTCTTTGCTGAAGCCACCTGTGCTTGAAAGTTGCCAATAACGCTTGTCTCTTGCCGTTTCTTCGTTGCTGCTGCAACCTCTGATTCGGCTTCTGCAAGGTCTCTCGTGGCTCTTGCAATGTCTTCGGTGTCTCCAGCCGCTTTCGCCAAATCAAGGGCTGAGTAAGCCGCTGAACGCTTCTTGAGGGCTTCTCGCTCTTCATTGACAACTTGGGTGTTTGTTTGGAAAGCATCGGAAAGGGAAGCAAAGCCCATGAAGGTCGAGGATATTGAATCTCGTACACCATCAAAAGCTGCCTGTGCATCCTTGAGCGCATCATTGGCGAAGTCCACCGAGGTCTTGACACGATCACGGAGGGTGTCGGCGTATTCCTTGGCAGCCTGACGAGCCTTCTTCTTGGCGTCGGTCGCTGCCCTCTGAGCCTTCTCATTGTCTTTAAGAACGACGGTGTCTTTGCTCAGGTTCATGTTCTGCAGGCGAAGAATTCGCTCAAAGTCGTCGGTGGCGCTAGTTGCTCCTCTGACATTGTCTGCGTAATTCTTCACACCCTTGTTAATGAACGGGAGGATTTGCAAAACGGGCAGCATCTGCTTTGCAAGGTAATTAAACGCCGTTCCAAACTTGCTGTTTTCTTCTTCCGCATTCAAAGCCTTGCCCGAAAGGTCTGCCAGCACTGTGACATAGTCGCCAAGAACGGGAAGCAACTTGTAACCCACAGTTTCGTAGGTGTTGTCCAAAGCAATCTGCAGTTTCTTCATGCCTCCATCGGCAGAGGCAGCAGCTGCATCAGACGCCCCAGCAAAGCGGACTCGAAGTTCATCCTGAATCGCTGAGAGGTCCTTGGACTTGACTGCTGCTGCGCTGAGAGGAATTCCTAAGCGGGTGAGAGCTGTGATGTTTCCCGTCTGTGCCTTGCTCAACGCAATGGTGACTGACTGCAAGTCACGCCCCGTGGCAGCCGAAATATCGAGGGCAAGGTTAAGAAGACCCTGAGCCTTGGCAACGTCGCCAGTAGCTCTCACGAGATTCCCTAGGGCTGGACGGAGCTCATCGTCGGCCACAGCTTTTTGCATTTCCATTTTCCCGATGGTGCGTTCCATCTCGGCAATTTGGTCGGTGTTTGCTGAGGTGTTGTTACGAACCGCCAACTCGAGAAGCTCTTGGGCTTTCTGATCTTCGGCAGCAGCCTTGACCGCCTTGCCAAGTTGGTCAACGACAACACCGACAGAGACAGCGCCTGCGAGGCTGGACTTAGCCAAAGCACCGAGCGAGGCTTGCCCTTGCTTGACGCCTTTGTCATTAAAAGTCGTGACGAATGGGAGAACAATGTTTGCCATTAGAACCTCTTATAGTTTCGGTTGAAGTCTTTCACGACGCCGTTCATGATGTCAGCTGCAGCCTCACGCAATTTAGGCAGGTGAGATTCAGCACCCGGCCACATATAACGAGAACCGCCCTTCTTCCCTTTGCGCTCACCTTCTTTGTGTGGCTTGTCTTCAGCCTCAAGGTTTTCGTTGAACTTGTTGCCGGGCTTGCCAAGGTTCTTTGAGCCTGCCTGATCGTAGATAGCGCCAGCAGGGTTGGCTTGGTAAATGCTCATCAGAGCGAACGAGGTGCGACCCATTCGACTCTTACGGTTTGGGCCACCAAACTTGACACGGACGCCACGCAGGATGGCTTCCTTCTTCCATTTGGTTTTGCCACCACGGTCTTTGATTAGCTCACCCTCAAGGATGCGACTGTCGCCCGAGTTGTTAAACGGCGTGACATCAGGGTCAACCCAAAGCAGGTAATCCTTAATCGACTTGATTGCAGGCTGGGCTTCCTTGCGGATGTCTTTCTTCATGTCCTTAATCAGAGCAGGCTCAACCTTCTTGATGGCTTTGAGAGCTGCGTCAAGGTCTTTAGTTGGGTCATAGACTTTGATTGCCACTACTTGTGCCTATCTTGAAGTGTTTTGGAAAGAGTGCTGATAAGGGTTTGGGGCATCTCACGAAGATCGCTCCACGGTATGCCCGCAAGGATTAACCCGGCAATGAGTCCGTGGTAGCCGTCACGCCAAAAGGGATGGGCTTGATCTCGTAAGACACGCCTTTCAATTCTGACTTAAACTTCTCAATGTTTGACACATGGCCAACCTGCTGCATGGCGAGATAGCCAAGCGTTACGAGGTATTCCATCGAAAGGTTTTGGTCGATTGCCTTGATGATTGAAACGGTATGTAGCTTCTCAAATTCGAGAAGGCTTGGCACGGTGAGGACAACGGAATGTTCGCTGCCATCTACCAGCACGGTGGAGATGACGAGCTCGAACATCAGACGGTCTCGGTGTACAGTCCGCCAGTGAAGACGATTGCACCAACGGTGGCAAGGTCGCCAACAGCGCCCATGACCGGGCGGTACTCGGACATGAGTGCGCCTGTCAAAGTGAAGTCGGGGTTAGTGCCAGCAGTTGCAGTTGCAGAGGTTGGACGAACAACAACGGTGGTTGGAGTTCCGACAAGACCCTTGAGAGTTGCATGAACCTTGGTTGCTGCAAAGTCCTGATTGAAGGTGATTGTCATCGTGTTGTTTTGGATCCCACCAACGAAGGTATGGCCGTTGACAGATGATGTCGACATCGAAGTTGACTCGACGCTGTCCACTGCCTGGACAACTTCCACATTGGTGACATAAGCGGTGAGGTCTACTGAGTTGACCTTGACCTGAATGTCTTTGTTTACATAAATAGCCATGATTACTCGGCCTCTACTTCCTTGATTGTTTTGGTTGATTTGGCGACCTCAATGAAACCGCCTGAGATGAGAGCCTCAACGGAGCACCCGTCAAGTTCCTCATCAGTAATTGTGTCTCCGGGGTTCTTCCCTGAGATGTTCTCTGCAATGACTTTATAACTTGCCATGTGTTCCTTACGGGTAAGCCACCCACGGCACAGTGACCGTGTAGGCGGGGAGATCTTGGCCACCTGTGGAGTACACAGTCGGTGTGGCGCTAGTTGCGGATGTTGCGTCAATTACCTCGTCAAGCAAATCAAGCAAAGGGATCAAGGCGTCGAGGTTGCCCGGTGGAGCCATCACAACATTGAGACTGAAGGACAACTCCAGCTGATTAGTTGTCGACCGTGTGATATCGGGGGGGTCGATGATGACAACACCGGGACGAATGTTGCGCGCATCTGACACGACCGTGATGTTGGCGTTTGTCAACTGTGTGACAAGGCGTACTCGGGCGTCGTTGATTCGTGCCATTAGAAACCTGTGCCCGTCCCGTAAAGGGGAACGAAACGGGCCAGTCGTGGCTCCGTGCAGCCAGCGAACATCATGCCACCGTGGCTCGGCCACAACCGAGCAGACGCATGATCTGACCAAGGGAGCCAGTTGGGGAAGCAGTCGCCATCATCTCGTAAGACTGGAAAGAGTCAAGGCTTCCACGCTCACGGTATAAAGCAGCTGCATACATTGTTGCAGCCTGCTGGACATCTCCCGACGGTGGGAAAGTAACACGGTCTTTTGTGTAGCCCGCCTCTTGACGCTTACGAAAACACCATTGGTTACTGGCTTCAACACATTCGCTAACAAAAGCGGTGTCGTTGGCGGTTACGCCTTCGGTGATGCCGAGCCAAGAAAGGACAAGGGCTTCATCAGTCCACTGTGGCATGACATAGATTTCAGCGCCACGGAGATTGGTGAGGCTGACTGTGCTGTTGCCCTTTGAGAAGGTGACAGTCATTGCTTCAAGGTTTACACCAGTGAGGGTGTGAGTGCCGTTGAAAACATTTGAGATGCCTTCGACTCGTACCTTGTCACCGATGTAGTAGTCCTCAATGTCGGTGTTGAGGATGGTCAGGGTGCACACACCGGACACAGCAACTGCGCTTGTGACGAACTTTGTGTATGCCATCCCTGACCTTCCTCTCTACCTAGTGCCTAAGAATCAGGCGAATGTTGCGTCAGGGCCAAGGATGCGAATCATGTTCACATCGATGATCTTCGAAGCGAAGTAACCACGCACCGCAATGGTGACGCCGAGGCTGCCAACGGACTCGTCACGCAGGAAGCCCTTGTACTGCTCGTATACCTCTACGCCACGGGTGTTCATCAACCATGAGTATTCGGTAGCGGTCTTGTTGCCGACAGCCTGTGAACCAACCTGATTCGACACAACAAGTGTCAAGCCAAGAGGGTTGCCGTTCCATGCGGTCACACCGCCGGGGAGAAGGCCAGCGCCGTTTGCAGGGGCATTCATTGGGAACAACGGACGACCCTGAAGATCCACCAAGCTGCCCAATTTCGCCCACATTGCGGGAGACACAACGAGAGCGTTAGGCAAGTAGTTGCCAGCTGATGCGATAGCAGCTGATGCGGTGTAGAGGTCAGCGATGACTTCTTCTGCGTCGGTGTAATCGGTGACCACTACTTCTTGGCTGTTGGTGATTCCTGCTGCGAGGGTGTCAACGACATCCTTTTCCGTTGCAAGTGCGTAGCGTCCTGAGAGGTCGCCGATTGCTGCGTCAAGCATTGATGGGGATGACCAGTCGATTGCCTGCTCTGAGAGCACCAGTTTTCCGCCGAATGTCTTCTTGTTGATTGTCAGCTGTGCAACTTCAAAGTTTGCTGTAGAGAGGTCGGTCAACTCTGTTGACTGCACTCCTACGCTGGAAGCCGTCTTCACATAAGGACGCAAGAAGCTTGCACCCTGCTGAGGCATGGCCTTTGCACCGAGGGCGGTGACGATTGGGCGCAATGGGTTCAACGATGTGAAGAGAGGCTCCACGATCGGTGTTGGCACTGAAGAGTCAGAGACAAGGACATCGCCTGTCGCTGCAACGATGCGTGAGTTGAGCTCTGCGAAGTCGGAGCCACCTGCTCGCATTGCTGCGATGTATTCACCTGCTGATGGCAAGCGGAGGGACTTCGGCTGTGCGAAGACGATTGGTGCTGTTGGGATGGTTTCAGCCGAAGCCTCAACCGTGTTTTCGTTTGACATTGGTTCCTCCTCAGGAATTGGGTCGGGTTGGGGTTCGTCAGCGTCCGGTGAGGATGCAGCGATTTCTAGTATTTTTGCGCCCTCGAATGCGGGTTCAAAAACGACCGAGAGTTCACGCCAACTAGCAGCTGTGATCACTCGGGTCTTTCCTTCTTGACGCTCTGAAAGAACATCGAGACCTACGGACACCGAATCAAGAGCGCCCATTTTGAGAAGCTCGAGAAGGTCGTTGCCTGCGGTGGTGTTTGCGATGCGGGCTGTAAACATCATGCCATCATCGGTGGAAACTCTTTCTGTCACCATTCCGACAACTGCACGAGCGTCTTCTTGGTGTTGCATAACGAGGCGAGGCGCTGGGCCGTCTTCAGGAATTGCGCCTGCCTCTATGCGTACACGGTGCCCTGATTGAACTACGGCCTCGGGGCCATATGGCACGGCAATGCCCGAGATCGTGCGAGGCTGGGTTTCTTCTCCAGCTGCAGCGTCAAGGCTGACGCTAGTTGCGTTGAACTTGAGCATCGTTTACCTGTCTTTCATTAGCGGTTGCCTCTTGTGGAATTGGCGAAAGACTTGACTCGTACAAGTAGGACTCAACATCGAACTCGACGAAACGATTTGCGGGGAGCACTTGGGCGCTGGAAAGTGTCTGCTGAATAATGTCAAGCAGCACACGAGCGCCAAACAGATAGAGATCCTGACGAGCTCCCTGAGCGTTGCTGTAAACCATTGACTCGCCCTCTGTGGGGGCGCTCACGAGGTAAGCGGGCACCGAGCAAAGACGAGCCATTTCGAGTGCTTGGTATTTGCGCTGCTCGGCAACGGTCTCGGCGGGAGAGCGTGAAAACTCTTTAAAGTGCACCTGCCTTGAGAGGGCCCCAATGGAGTTGCCTGTCTTTCGCATATCTGCCCATGACTGTGCAAGTTCGCCGAGCTCCTCGCCTGAGAGGTCTTCGCCTTCGACCTGCTGGAGATAGCCCGGCACTGTTTCAAGGCGAGAAAGTTTGTCGGCAAAGGCGTCAAGGTAAAGCGCCGTGTTGATTGCTCGGGCACCGATGGAAATGATTCCCTCGATTGGGCTGATAAACTGGATCACATTCTTCGGGTCAAGGTTTGCGCCGTTGAACTGAATCACATCAGCCTGACCGAAGAATTGCGGGCCTACCTGATTCGGCGTTGTGATGTTCGCATTCGGTAGCCATGTCAGCTGTGCAGGGAGTCCCGTGTTTTCATAGCGTGCTGTGATATAAGCGAAGGCACGACCGTGGAACATGAGGTCACTCATGATGTTGCCATAGAAGAAGGACCGGGTGACCTTGGGATCAGGGGTTTCCATCCAGTCCTCGAGAGGGATGTAAACCTTCTCGTATCGTTCGCCTGTCCATTGACGGGTGTAGTGGCGAAGCTCGAGAGCGCCGATGATGCTGACAAGAAGATCACGGCTGCGGGAAACGGTCGGGATGCTAAGCGCCCGAAGTTCGTCGGAGGCTGCCTGATAGTTCAGGAATTGGCCGATGAATGAAGAACCAGCAGCTGCCTTGATTGGCGCTGAGGCAAAAGAGGCTTCGGCTTTGCGTGAGAAAATTGCCATCTGTCTTGGAGTCTTTCACAGGTTTGTTGCAAATGCAACTA